TTTCGTCGAAACATTCAATATATGGTCTTACAATGTAAGGGAGACTGAAATTAAACCAATATTGGATGATTTTAAACATTCGTATGCTAAATGGTATAATTCATTAACTAGATCACAACAGTTAGAAATACAACCATGGCATAAGGGCGAAGATGTACCAGCTCAAAATAATTTCAATATGTTCTGTAAGCTGGAAAAACAAGAAGTTACAGTTAATAATTCTGATCAATGGGAATGGCCTAAAAATAGGTGCATTTCTGCTCCTGAACCATATATTAAATATGTAACTGGTCCTGTAATATCTCAATTACAAAAATTATATGCTGAAAACAATGTTAAAGGATATTGTGTCGACAAAAATTGGGATGATCTTGGTAGTTTTTACAATAAGTGTATGAAGAAAGGATTATTCATGACTATACAAGGTGATATATCAGGTTTAGATAGATCTGTAACAAAATTTTTGCTAGAAATCAACAGACTATCATATAGAGAAATTTCTAAGAAAGTCTATCACTGTGATTCATCATTATTTGATTTATTTCTTTGCAGTGATAAAACTAAAATCAATTGTAAGATGTTTGAGAAAATGGCCATGAAATTCAAAGGAATTCAAAATTTAATTAAACTAGGCCATATAAATATTCAAGGTACTCGTAAATCAGGAGAGTATCCTACCACACATGGTAATACCGAACTAGTAGCTAGATTAATTCGTTATGTAATGGAAGTAATACTCAATATTAATGTTGATAACTATGAACTACTAGTTAAAGGAGACGATTTCGTAATCTTTGTGCAACCGATGGATAAAGAAGCAGTTAAAAATGCTTTTAAACAAGTCTTCGAAACTAAAGGCATTATACCAGATGGTAAATGCAAATATAAATCTGGAACGGCTCTAAAATTCTTAAAATTCGGAACAATCTTTGATACTGATTTCTGTTCAACTGAAACTTTTTACTGCAAAGATTGTAAAACACATAGAGTAACCAGAAAAATTCAAAGGTATTACACATTAACACCATTCACTAGGAATTTAAATTCTGCTAGTAAAGAAGAAATTTCAAATTACAAAAATGCAATTTATGAAGCTGATTTAAAATGGAGTGATAATTTACAATTATTCCAGTGTTTTGGTGAAAGATTTAAAAGTACAGTTTACCCTATTAAAAAGAAAAAGGGTAAAAGTAAGGAAATACTCAAATTAGAAGATGGTAGTGATGATATAATAGATGATGGACTCAATAAATTTATGGATATTTTTGGAATCTATCATACTAAAGCCTTGAAAGAAATGTATCATACATACAAATTACACCCTAAAAATAGACCGCAAAAATGTTGTGATTATTG